TAATTTTTCTTTTCCAATTAACATGATTAAAAAAGAACAACGTATTATTTCTGGTATTGCTACCGCAGATAATGTTGATAAATCAAATGATGTTGTTGAGTTTATAGCTTCAGAAATTGCTTTTAAAAATTGGCAAGGTAATATCCGAGAGATGCATGCCCCTATTGCTGTTGGCAAAGCTATCAGTTACAAACCAATTAAAATGAAAGATGCTGATGGGAAAGAATATAACGCTATTGAAGTAGAGGCTTACATTTCTAAAGGTGCTGAAGCAACTTGGCAAAAAGTTCTTGATGGCACTCTTCGTGCTTTCTCTATTGGTGGAAGAATTATGAAAAAAGAAATTCTTGCTGGTAAAATGCACAATGGAAGACCTATCAATGTTATTAAGGAATATGAGCTTGGTGAGTTAAGTCTCGTTGATAATCCAGCCAATGCTCTTGCTACGATTGACCTTGTAAAAATGGACATTGAAGGTAATCTTGATTACGTTCTTGACCCTGATTTTGAAAAAGCAGATAAAGCGCCTTTGAAAGATCCTAAAGGTGGATTGACTGCTGCTGGGAGAAGGCATTTTAAACAAACAGAAGGTGCTAACCTAAAACCAGGTGTTAAAGGGCCAGCCAATACTCCAGAAAAAATGCGCCGTAAAGGTTCTTTTTTGACAAGATTTTTTACAAACCCATCGGGCCCGATGAAAGATTCTAAAGGTAGACCAACAAGGCTTGCTTTATCAGCAAGGGCTTGGGGGGAACCTGTTCCGCAAAATGCGGAAGATGCAGCTGCTTTAGCGGCGAAAGGAAGAAGGTTATTGGAGAGGTATAAGAATATGAAAAAATCAAATGATGAATGTACTGAAAAAGAAATTGAAAGTACTGGAAAAGAATTGCATAATGATGTAAACTATGATAAGGTAATTCATATGGAAAAAACATTGACAGATAATAAACTATCTTTAATTAAGAAATTTATTAACTGGGTTGTTGATAATCCAGATGAAGACTTAGGGCTAGAAAAGTCCGATCACGAAACTGAAACTTTGATTGAAGATGAAGTTAGTGTTGAACAAGTGGAGGAACAAGAAATGGATATTGAAGTTCTTAAAGAAGCACTTGGTGCAGTAATTGATCAGAAGCTAACTGATTTTGCAAAATCTTTCAAAGAGGAAGTTGATGCAAGTGTTTCGGCTAAGATTGAAGAAGTCGCCAAGAGCGTTGAGGTTCAGAAAGAAGAGTTGGCTGCAAAGCTGGCTGCAACTGAAGTTGCTCTTGAAGAGCAAACAGCAAAGGTTGAGCAAATTGCTCACGCCGGAGCTGTAAAGAAAAGTGTAGATCCTGAAGACGATGAAGATGGCGAAAAGATTGTAAAATCACAAGCCAAGCCTGAGTCATTCTGGAAAAACGTTTATTTAGACCAAAGCCTTATTGAGTCTTTGGGTTATAAGTCATAAGGTAAGGAGGAAATTTACTATGGCAACACAAGAAGAAATTTTAGCAAAAGCTAACGAAGTAACATCTGGAGGCGCAGGCACCAGCATTACGTCAGCACACGGTTTGCTTCAGCCAGCACAATCAAATAGGTTTATTGATTTTGTAGTTGATCAATCCGTTCTTATGCAGAACTCAAGAGTTGTGCGCATGCGTACACCATCAATGGAAATTGATAAGGTGTCCGTAGGTACTCGCCTCTTGGCAAAAGCAACCGAAATTACAGATGATGGTACAAACGCAGCAGTAACCTTTACGAAAGTATCTATGACAAGCGTTAAGCTTCGTCTTGATTGGTCAATGTCAACTGAGTCGTTGGAAGATAACATTGAAGGTGCTTCACTTGAAGATCACCTTGCTCAAATCATGGCTCGTCAAACAGCTAACGATTTGGACGATTTGTTGATTAGTGGTAACACATCTTCAAACAACGGTCTTCTTAAGGCTCTTGATGGTTTCACCAAGAGAGCTTTGGCCGGAGCAACAACTGTTGATGAAGGCGGAAACAACGTTTCTCGTGCGACATTTGACAGAGTTCTTCGCAACATGCCAAACAAGTACTTGCAACGCCGTAACGAGCTTAAATTCTTTACAGGTTCGGCAGTCGTACAAGATACGGCTTTCAGCCTTCAGAATCCAAACTCGGCAACATTAGCAACAGCAGGAGCACCAGCTCCAGCTTCAACTTTTGGTGAGCAAGCATTCTTTAATGGTGCAATTCGTTCAAATGGTGGACTTGGAGCAACAGGATTGTCGCCATACGGCATTCCTCTAGTTGAAGTACCTTTGATGCCAGAGACAGTTGCTGGAGATTATTCAGCAGCAGCAGGTAATCATGGTTATGTTGAATTGACATTCCCTAACAACAGAATTGTTGGTATCCACCGCGATATCACCCTGTATCGTCAATTCAAGCCAAAAACTGATGCAATTGAGTACACACAGTTTATGCGAATTGCAAATAACGTAGAGAATCTTGAATCATACGTCATTGCAAAGAACGTAAAACTTCGTACACTCTAATTAATAATTAGATTAATCTAAAGGCGGAGCGTTTCGGCGCTCCGCTTTTATTTTATAATTGATTTTAATCTAAATACATGATAGGATGTTCTATATGACAAATGAAGAAAACACAGTAAAATCATCAGATGTAGCCCCAAAAAAGAAAGCACCTGTGAAGAAAGCACCTGTAAAGAAAGCACCTAATTTAAACGCTGTAGACGGGGATAAAGATGGCCTCCTAGAGGATGGCACAGAGTGGGAAAGACCAGTTGAGTCTGCTGTTGTTGTAGAGCAAAGCAATTCTCTTGAACCAATTGTTATTTGTTTACAATCTGGGGTTAGTTACACAACACCCAGTGGTTTAAGATTTGATAAAGAACATCTAACTCATGAGTTGCCTTTCTTAGAAGCTAATTTGTTATTAAGGCTAGAAAACTTCAGAATGGCTAATGACGAAGAAAAGAAATTGTATTATAATAATACGGAGGGATAAACTAGATGGCTAATAATTTAACTAATACTGCTGAGAATTTAATACTAGATCACTTTTTAGGCGTTGCTGCGTATACTTTTGATAGCACTGTTTTTGCAGGTTTGTATACTGTTGCTCCAACAGACAGCACAGCTGGAACTGAAGTTACTGGCGGTTCGTATGTTCGCCAGGCTATTACTTTTTCCGCAGCTAGTGGTGGTGCAACATCAAATACAACGGATGTTGATTTTACAGGTATGCCAGCAGCAACTACTGTTGCTGTAGCAATACACACCGCATCAACCGGTGGAACAATGTTGATGTACGGAACACTAACAACGAATAAAACAACAGATGCTGGAGACACTTTAAGAATTGCTACAGGCGATCTTGATATCAGCATTGACTAAGGAGATATCATGTTGCGAAGAGAATTTAACGGAGCTGTTTTACAAACTACATTAGCATCTTCTCTGTCTAATTCAGCAACCTCTTTTAGCGTTGTAGACGGTTCAACTTATCCTTCCGGAAATAATAGTTTTGTAATTGTTATTGATCGCGGGACCAATTCCGAAGAAAAAATTCTTATTTCTTCAAGATCTGTTAATGCTTTTACAGTTGAACAAAGAGGTTATGATGGCACTACTGCCGTAGCACACAATTCCGCTTCATCTGTTGACCATGTTTTGGATGCTTTAACTTTGCAAGATATGAATACAACAACGTATGATAATGAAGTTTTAATGTGGATGGGGGTATAAATGGCTAATCTAACACCAAAAAGTTTTTATATAGGAACTAGTTCTACGGGTTCTAATGTTTACACTACGGCTAATACTGTAGGAAATTATTCAATTATCAAAAACATTAACCTTTGTAATACAACCGGCTCTAACGCTGTGTGCAGTATTCATATTCTTGTAGGTGCTGCTTCCCCTGCGGCTAATAATAAAATTTTGAGCAATGTTAGTGTGTTGTCAAATAATGTTGTGTTCTATAACACTTCAGTAGTCATCCCGGCAAACAGTAAATTACATGTAGACCAGGTAACAGCCAATGCTGTAACATTTACAGTCAGCGGTGTTGAATATGCCTAATCTTACCGGCCAAACTTTAGTTGATGTAGCGGTTGCAAGTGGAGCAACAATTTCCAGTAATGCTCCGGCTTCACCTAGTGCTGGACAGGTTTGGTTTAATTCAGATACAGCACAAACATTTGTTTATTATGACTCATACTGGATTGAAATTGGTACATCAGGAACTGCTGCTATTATCTCTGATACAGTTCCATCTAGTCCTGTATCTGGTCAAATCTGGTTTAATTCATCAACCGGCGGGACTTATGTTTATTATGCAGATGGATCTTCAAGTCAATGGATTGAAGTTGGAGCGCAACCTTCTGTTATAAATATTGGAGATTCTGCTCCATCAAGCCCTGTTGCTGGTCAAATATGGTTTGATTCATCAGCTGCTGCTACCAGTATTTATTATGATTCTCATTGGATTGAAATTGGTGGCGGTGGAAGTATTGCTGTAATTTCAGATACTGCACCGTCAGCACCAGCGGCTGGACAAATTTGGTTTAATTCATCATCTGGGGCTGCTTATGTTTATTACGATAGTGCTTGGGTTGAAATTGGTCAAGCACCTTTTGATGTGTTATTAAATACAATTGATGCTAAAGGTGATTTGCTTGTTGGAACAGCTAATAACACTATTGCAAAATTATCATCTTCTGCAGTCAACAATCAAGTGCTTACTGTTGACACAAGTACTGCCACTGGGTTAAAGTGGAGTGCGGGTGTAACGACAGGTAAAGCAATAGCAATGTCAATAGTGTTCGGAGGATAAATCATGGCAGCACCAAATATAGTAAACGTAGCAACAATCACAGGCAAAACAGCGGTCCTTGCTGTAACAACTTCTGCAACAGCAATCGTTACGAACAGTGCTGCAAGCGGACAGGTATTAAAAGTTAATGCTCTGTATGTATCAAATGTTGACGGCACAAATACGGCTGATGTAAACGTAGATATATTCCGTTCTTCTACTGCTTATCATATTGCCAAAACTGTTGCGGTTCCAGCAGATGCAACATTGGATGTTATTTCTAAATCCATTTATTTAGAGGAGGGCGACACTCTCCGTTTAACAGCAAGTGCAAATACAAGATTAGAAGCAGTTTGCAGTTATGAGATTATTGCCTAATGCGTTCTAACGGCGGAATTATCGGAGGGAAGAAGACGGTAAGTACTTCTGCTGCGTCTGGTATTTGGGCTATCCGTGACCAACAAAGAGAAAAAGGTGCAAGCAACTGGCCAAACGTTCCTTTTAATGCAACAGTAACTTTGTTGGGCGGCGGTGGAGGCGGTGGTACTGGTAATTCACAATGGGCTGGCGGTGGTAGTGGCGGAGGCTATTTAGTTGCAGATTTTTTAGTAGCAGATTCTGTGAATTATTCAACAACTGTTGGTGTTGCTGGGGCAGGGCAAACTGCCTGTAACAACTCAGACCATAGAACTGTTGGAAAAGGAGGGGACTCTATTTTTTCCTCATCTTCTGCTGGTGGCGGGCAAGGTGGTAACTCACTGAGTTTTGGAGCGAGTGGAATCGGTGGGACAAATGTTACTACTGGGTCAGTAAGCGTTACTACGAATTATGTTGGACAAACTGCAGCATATACAAGTGGCGACTACAACAATGCAGGTGGACATAATGGTTTAAGAAATGGTAATGGAACAACAACTTACGGAGCAGGAGCATCTGCAGGTCCGAATAGCCAAACAGGAGCGTCTGCTTCAGGAAAAGGCAACGGTGGTGCTGGTGGTCCATCATGTCAGACCCCCACTGCTGGAGGAGGTAATGGCTCTATAGGTGTAGTTATTTTGACATATCCAGATTCAAAGACGATTACTATCGGTGCAGGTTTAACAGGTACGACAGCGGCTCCATCTGGGGGTTTTAAAACAACAACACTTACCGCTGGCACAGGAAACGTAAGTTGGGCATAATGAATAATGAATCAAATCTCATCAATAAACAATGTAAAATATACAACGGAGGAAAATAAACATGGCACATTATGCATTTCTAGATCCCGAAAATATTGTTACCGAAGTCATCGTTGGTAAAAACGAGGGTGAAGACGGTATTGATTGGGAGCAATGGTATGGGGAGTTTCGTGGTCAAACATGCAAACGCACCTCATACAACACTTATGGTGGTCAACACAACAATGGTGGTACCCCATATCGTAAAAACTATGCAGGCATTGGCTTTAAGTACGATGCAACATTAGACGCTTTCTATGCCCCGCAACCATATCCATCGTGGATTCTTGATGAAGACACCTGTGTTTGGGAAGCACCTGTTGCTTACCCATCAGGGGAGGGCGCGTACTCTTGGAATGAAGAGAACCAAAATTGGGATAAAATTGAAATCTAATGGCTATAGATTTTCCAGATTCACCAACCCTTGATCAAGTATATACTGTCAATTCCCGAATTTATTCATGGGATGGGAGTGCTTGGACATTAAATGGTTCTGTAGCATCAAATACTATTGCTTCAAATGATATTACAGATGGTTCTGTTTCAACAGCAAAACTTGCTACTGGTGCTGTTACTTCTGCAAAGATCGCCTCTGGCGCTGCTGTAACCAACATAGGCTATACACCTGCCAATATTGCTTCTCCAACATTTACTGGAACAGTTGTATTGCCAAGTACTACTTCTGTTGGTAATGTTTCAAACACTGAAATTAGTTATCTTGATGGTGTTACTTCGGCTATTCAAACCCAAATCAACGCTAAAGTAAGCAAAACATCTTTGCCTGTTTCTGTTTCTGATTATAGCGCTGTTGGTGACGGTGTTACTGACAACACAACAGCTTTCTCTAATGCAGCACAAGCAAGAACTGGTGCTGTTACATATACTGATAATGGAATTTTAAGAGCTAATTGTGTTTTTGTTACTGTTCCTGATGGCAACTATGTGCTTTCAAGTCTTGTAGATACCGGTGGTAGAGAAGTTGTTTGGGTATTAGATAGAGGAGCAAAAATCCTTAACCCAGAAAATTTAAATGGAGATCTTCTTCGTGAGGGTCAAAGAATTATGTCAGCTCCTTACGGCAACGAAGATAGTGCAACAGGTTTTGCAGTAAGACTTTACCCAAGCGGTTCTGATTTTAATAGTGCTGCTGAAGTTTTAGGTGTTTCTAATGAAACAGATATTTCCGTCTATACAGATAGAGATGCTGTTTCTTTTTTTGCAGATGTATTAGCACCACCACCAACATTAACTCTTGCTGCTGCAACGTATACGGCAACAACAGTTGTTCCTGCTTCCGCAATCAGTGCAGCAAACATAAAACTATTGCGTAAGGGAATGATTATTGATACTGCTCATAGTCCGACAAAGTTTAGTGGATTTATTACTGATTGGGCTGCTAACGGTACAAGTATTACAGTTGAAGGTTGGTATTTGGCAAACGGCACAGTCCAGTCTGCTTCAACACCATCTGGTTCAGCGACTGCTTATGTAAACCCATTCACAAAAGTGTGGGCACATAATGCAAATGTTTTAATGGATGCTTCATCGCATGCATCAGCAATGACTGGTTTTGAATTGGGTCTTGTTGATAATAAGGAAGCATCAACGGCAGCAACTGGCGGATCACATTATGCGTGGGGCTTTGATGCTGTAAATCTTGGTACATATAAAATTCAAAGTTTCTTTGTAGCTCGTGGTTCTGGTTTTGTGGGCTTAAGAGTAGATGATGCAGATACTGCTTTGTATTATACAGGCGGCACAAATGTTATTGACGCATATATTTCTAGTCAGCGTTCAGCACTTATTCGTGCCGATGGAACAATGGAGCTTGGTAAACAAAACACCGCGGCAACTTGGTATATGGATCTCCATACTTCAGGTAATGCTGAGGCGGTAAACGATTATGATGCAAGAATTCAAGCAACCGGAGGTACAACTACTGACGGAACCGCAACAGTAACTTTCTTTGCTTCTAATACTGATACACAAACTTTACGCCCAAGAACTGATGACGAATATACTCTTGGAGGCCCATCACGCAGATGGACAATTGTTTATGCAACAACAGGAACTATTAACACATCTGATGAAAGAGAAAAAGAACAAATTGGCGACATCAATGAAGCAGTTTTGCGGGCTTGGGGTAATGTTGAATATCAGCAGTTTAAATTTAAAGATGCTGTTGTAAAAAAAGGTGACGGGGCTAGATGGCATATCGGGTTGGTTGCTCAGAGAGTTAAGGAAGCATTTGAGGCTGAAGGTGTTGATCCTTTTGCATACGGTATTCTTTGTTATGATGAGTGGGAAGAGCAAGAAGAAAAAATTGAAGAAGGTGTAGGGGTTGTGCAACAATTTGAAGCCGCTGGGAATAGGTATGGAATCCGTTACGAAGAGGCTTTGGCTCTTGAGTGCGCTTATTTAAGAAGCAGATTGTCATAAAAGCAACTTGCTCAATCACCAATAAAAGGATATCATAGATAGTATATGGCAATAGATTACCCAGATTCTCCAACCGTAGGGCAAACATTTACAACCGCAGGTAGAACCTGGGCGTATAGTGGTTCTAGGTGGACAGTTGTAAGTACTGGTGTCACTGTAAGCGTTGCAGATAATAGCATTACATCTGCAAAAATTCTTGATGGAACAATTGTTGCGGGTGATATCGCAAGCAATGCTGTAACTACAGCAAAAATTTTGGATGCTAACGTAACTGCTGCCAAGATTGCTTCTGATGCTGTAACAACTGTTAAGATTCTAGATGAAAATGTAACTACTGGTAAACTTGCAAATGCTGCAGTTACAGCAACAAAACTTGCTAATACAGCAGTAGTATCGGGTTCTTACACAGCTACGAACATTACTGTGGATGCTCAAGGCCGGATTACTTCGGCTTCATCAGGGCAAAGTGGTGTTGATGCTTTTAGTGATCAATTTTTTATAGGAACGCAAGTATGGGGTTAATATATATAAACATAGGAGAAAATTATGCCAACATTAAGTAAATTAGCATTGCAGCCAGCCGGCACTACCGGAGATGGTTTGGGTATTTTGGTAGCCAACACAGCTACTGCTGGTACAACAATTCATACAGCTAGCGCAACTACAACAACGGTTGATGAAATTTGGTTGTATGCTTATAATAACCATTCAGCATCTATTCTTTTAACAATTGAATTTGGTGGGGTAACTGCTCCAAAAGATGTAATAAAGCAAACGCTTACTGCTCAAAACGGTTTAGTTTTAGTTGTTGCTGGTTTAGTAATTCAGGGTAATGCTGTTCCGAAAGTTATTCGTGCTTTTGCAGCAACAGGAAACCAAATTTCAATTTTTGGGTACGTCAATCGTATAGCGGTATAGGTTCATATGGGTCGTTTATATGACATGCGATCATTAAACAATACAAATATTGGTACTTGGCTTAATATCGGTTTGGGTGGTTTGGGTACAACAGCATTTGCTACACCAACAGTTGATTACCTTGTTCTCGCTGGCGGTGGTGCTGGTAGCAATAATACTTACGGTGGTGGTGGTGGTGGTGCTGGCGGGTTGCGTAGCACGGTAACTGCAACAGGTGGCAATGGAACTTTAGAGTCTGCTCTTGGCATTACTGCAGGAGATGCGTATACGGTTACTGTTGGCGCTGGAGGAACATCATCTTCAACTAACGGTGCTGTTGGTGGTAGTGGAACCAACTCTGTTTTAGGGTCAGTTACATCAACAGGTGGTGGCGGTGGTGCTGGTGGTTCTAGTGCTGGTGTTGGTGGTGGTTCTGGTGGTGGCGGTGTTGGCGAAGGTACATTTGCAGGAGGAGCTCGCACGGCTTCACCAGTTCAAGGCTTCAATGGCGGATCTAGTCTTGGTCGTGGTTGTGGCGGAGGAGGTGGCGCTGCTGCTATTGGCGGGAACTGCGGTGCTTCAGTTTGTGGTGTTGGCGGTGCAGGTTCATCTTCAAGTATTACTGGTTCTTCTGTCCAAAGAGGCGGAGGCGGTGGTGGAGGATTTAGACCTGGTGACTCGCAAAACACCCCAGGCGCTGGTGGTGCTGGTGGTGGTGGTGCAGGCGGTGCTGGAGTTCCTTCATCGGGTACGGCAGGCACAGCAAATCTTGGCGGTGGAGGTGGCGGTAAGACAAACACTGACCCAGGTTTTAGCACAGGCACTATAGGTGGTAACGGTGGTAGCGGTATAGTCATTTTGCGTTATGTAAATACATTTCCTGACATAGTTTCTATCGGTGCGGGGCTTACTTACTCGCTTAGTAATACAGGCGGTTATAAAATTTATTCATTTACAGCCGGAACAGGAATTATAACTTTCTAATGAGTAAAAGAAACCGTTCTCGCGTTAATACTAGAATTGGTGCTTGGCTCAATAGCGGGTTTGGTGGTCTGGGTACAACAACATTTTCTATTCCTATTGAATATCTTGTCGTTGCCGGTGGTGGGGCAAGTGGCGGTGGTGGCGGTGGTGGTGGTGGATTTTTAACATCATCAATGACGTTGACTGTTGCTTTAACTACAATTACTGTTGGTGGTGGTGGTAGTGGGTCTAATGGAAGTAATTCAGTAATTGGTGCCGTTACAGCAATTGGTGGCGGTAAAGGCGGCGGTTACGGTTGGGGTGGTGCT